ACCAATAAAGTCACTATATTTCACAGTATTGTTTAAAAGCTTAAACATACTAGTATTAGGATTCATCATCAAATGATCCACTACAGCACCAGCATAAGGTATCTTACTGAGCTTATCTATACCTGTACTAGCTAAAGCACTTTTACTACTAATGAATGTAGCAGCCATCTTAGGAAGACTTAATAACGGATCTGTTAAGTTATTAGCACCTACGTCTTCTGTAATAGATTGGAAGAAGCCTTCTTTAACTAAATCTCTAATAGGACTCTTATCAAGTACGTTATTCAGCATTTCAATTCTACGTTGAGTAGCTGTTTTAGCTGAACCAGTCATACCAGATAGTTTAGCTTGCAGTGTTAACATCTCTGCTCTTATGTCTAAGAATTTCTTAAGTTCTAAAGCACCATCCCTATAACCATTATAAATGTCTTTTAGAGGTACACCTTGGATAGCTAAGTAGATAGTGTTAGATATTAAGTTAGCTTCTACTACTTTAGGCATACGAATAACAATTTTGTTCTTTGTTAAAGATACAAAATCTTGCCAAGTTCTGGTAATCAGGTTACTAAAGTATTTGACAGGTACTTTAGGCATCTTAGCTTGCATAAACTTAACAATAGAAGAGTCACCTACTAAGTATTTTTCAAAACCAAGAGCCAAAGGTACAGAGCCTTTTGGTACAGGTATTCCTGATCTACCGAAAGTACTTTCTATATCTGCTTTAGTTTGAGCAGGTAAACTCTTATACAAATCACCATATTCTTTATGGTTAGCGTCTATCCATTCAAACTTATTAGCGTTAGTAGCTTTTTCAGCATCCCACTGACGTTTAGCTACTTCTACCATCTTAGTATTATGATTAGGAGTCAGTTGCTTATTTAACTTACTTCCATACATTCTACCTAAAGCTTCTGATGCGCTATACTTTTTATTCAGATGCTTAACTCTATTACTTTCAGAAATATTGATTACATAATCAATAATTTCACCATTATTATTAAGAATAGGTACGAAATCCCTAGAAGCATTTAAGTTATTAACACGTTTTGCTATCTCTTTTGGATCAGTAATTCCAGCATCTCTAAGCATGTCAGAATAAGAAGTACCTTTACGTCTGTTAGACATTAAACTAAATACGCCTGAATGTACTTGAGCTTTCATGACATTAGAGCGTACATACATACTGAGGCTAGTACCTGTAATAGGATCTTGTACCATTAGTTCTGTAGTATTCCAACCGTCTGCTTTAAGCTCTTTAACATCACTTGTACGCATAAAAGCATATTCTTTAGTGTTATCGATAGCTTCTCTAGTGTAGCCTTTAATCATCTGTAGCTCAGAACCGTGGAATATAGTTTCTTTAGTATCCTGTACATAGCCTCTATGGAACTCTAGAAGGTTATTCAACCCTTCCTCTAGACCGCCAATACCATCTAATGTAGTTACATCTACAGAAGCTTTTTGAATAGCTAATGCAGTTATGTATGCATCAAGGTCAGGTACACTAATTTCAGATTTAGCATGTAAAGCAATTGCTGTAGAGTTTCTTAACTGGTTCTTCTGTGAAGTTTTACCTGTAATCATATACTCAGCTAAACCGTTAGCTTGGCTGATAATAGCAGGAGACAGTTTAAGTCTTGCTTCAGTATCTTTAATGAACTTAGCTAACTTAGAGGAATCTTTAAGCATATCAATAGTAGCTTTAACGTCGTAGTTTAAATGAGCGTGTAGAGCTTGTAGATCAGTTCTGAGTACAGTACGCTCTAAGAAGTCATCCTGCTCTTCCGTGAGCTTTGTAAAGCCATTTTTAACACTACCAGTAACAGTCTCTTGAATAGCTTTACGATGCATCTCAATACCTGCTTTAGTGACACGTAAAGCTTTTATCCAAGGTTTAGATAATGGATCTTCAGTGAAGACCTGATGATACAGATGCTTCAATAAGCCAGTATCTTTAAGGACAGTAGCATGTGCTAAAGTGCTTAGTGCTTGAGTTCTATCTTCATAGGTTAAAATGCTACTAGCAGCTCTTAGAGCTTCTACATCTGTATAACCCATAGTTGATTTAGCTAAGTTGTAGTAAGCCCACTGAGCTAATTTAAGCTGTTCTGGATCCAGTCTTGTAGACGTAGTAGATGTAGTTGTAGGTTTGTTAGATTGCTTCTCATACCAAGCATCATACTTCTCACTAAACTTATCGAAAGTAGTACTTACTTTCTTGTTAGCTGCTTCTACAGCATTGTCAACTTTGTTTAAAAAGCCATCTGAACTAGCTGCAATTTTACTCTTAGCTTCTACTTCAATTAAGTGTTGAGCTAAACTTATTAAAGCATCATGTACATTAGTTGGTTTACGTCCTTCAACAGATTTATCTAACAACTTACCAATAAGATTAAGCACTGCTGTAACAATCTTATCTAAGAAAGAACCTTCTTTAACTAGTTTTAGAATAGCTGAAGGAGTTTGGATAGTATTAGTATCCTTAATATTCTTAAGAGCATCTCTAAAGTTAGGATTAGATAAACCAAAAGAAATAAACTCTAACAATCCTACGTTAGTGCCGTTAATACTCTTTGTGTTATTGAAGATATAGTCATAAAGAGCTTTAGCTTCTGCAATCTCTTGAGCAGTATTAGTTAGAGTATTGTTAGGCAGAAATACTGTGTAATCCAAAGCATCCTTAGCCATAGTCCAAAGGTCTAACAACTCTTTAGATTTAACTCCCTCTAGTGCAGATGCAGTAGTAGCTACGTGTAAGAATTCATGTAATAGAATTTCAGTATTAGACTGAGTAACGTTATTTACTGGACTAGCTTGACGAATAACATCAATCTTACGGTTGATAGTATCAGCTGAACCTGTGTTTAAAGAACCATCATGTAGTTCTACTAATACTGGATCTATAGCAGTCGATACTTTACTGTAGAGTTTGCCTAAAAGGTCTTGCATCTCTTTTAAATAACTAGGATTTACATTCTGGTTATCTTTAGCTGCAACAGTTGTAGCTAGTGTAAGGATGTCTTCTACACTATTAACTGTATCACTAGAAACCAAAGAAGTAAGGGTAGCTTTGTCAGCATTAGGATTACCAAATAAGCTTCCGTCTTCTTTAGATGTATCTTCAGTAGTGTCTTTAGAAGTATCCGCTAAAGAATCAGGATCTAACATACTCTTATAACTAGTAATCATATCCTGTAAGCTTGGTAGCTTTTTAGGTGTAATTTTAGCTCTAATAGCTCCCATACCACCAGCAGTAGGGTATTGATCTACTGTGGCTTCATTACTGAATAATATTGAGTTATTGTCATTAATATACTTAGTATACATGTCGTATATACCATATAGATCAACAGCTTCATCACTATTTTTTGAAGATCTTGGTGTAAGCATCTTAGAATTGACTGTTTTAAGCTCTTCATCAGTAAAGTGACCTAGTACTTTATCACTATCTGAAGAATTTAGACTAACTTCAAGTCTAGCTAGTAAAAATCTTTTGTTCAATAATGATGACATAGAATCCTCTAAAGGATTATACATCTCCATCAATTCAATAGTAGATTCGTTCAGGAATCTAGATACTTGAGCTGCGTGTTCACTACTGGTTTTAACAGCATCAAATACATGCAATCCTGTAATACCAGCAGCTTTCATTTTCTTAATGGTTAGAGCCATAATAGCCGCATCTTGAGCATGAGTCATTAATGCAGAAGCAGCTACACCAGGATCACCTACATCTTTACGTTCGACACCAATATTTCTAGAAGCTACTGTTTTACCAACTATGGTAGGCTGCATATCTTCAGATATACCAGCATAGCTATTAGCTGAATGCTTCATGTTAACTGTAGCTCTATCATTAGTACCTTCAACTACTAATGTAAATACAGGAGAACCTACTATTTGCTTATCGTCCTCAAAAAGGTAAGGCTTACTATCCTTTAACCCAAAAGGCCCGTTAAATGATGGTATGAAAGGTCTTAACTGTTTAGCTAAACTTTCAGCCTGCTTAATAGTCATATCATTATCATTAGGATTAATACCTAAAGACTCTTTAATACGCTTCTCAGCCTCTTTATATATAGTGTACTGCTCTTGGAATATTTTAGTAGTTAACTTAGCAACATTACGTTGATTAGACATAATTTCAGATACAGCTATAGTTAAGGATTCAGCGGTAGGTTTTATTAACTTATCTTTTAATACATTTAGTTGTTTAGGTGTAAGTCTAAAATTAATAGCATTTTCAGGTGAAAGGCTATCTATATTCCTCATACCGTTAGTGTCAGTAATGTCTTTAGCTAAAGCTTGTTTCAAAGACTTTTTGAAAGCATCAAATGCTGTTCTATCGCCTTGTTTAGCTAAATTAGCTACATACATTATACGGTTAGGTATATGTGTACTAAAAATTTCATCGGTAACATTACCATCAATGGTAGATTCACCAGCATTGTATGAGAATACCATTAATGGGTTTTTATTCAGTTCTCTAGCAATTTTTGATATAATACCATCATCACTTACTAATACTTCACCTAGCAGATTGGAAATAGCTTTTAATTTAGCTTGTGCAACTTCAGGTGCATCGTTAGAGAATACACTTTTCAATACTCCAGACATACCCTCAGCATTATGCTCGTATATGTCAGATTCATGATGCCCTACTAAACCATTTTTATTAGAAGCCCAATCAGCAAATGATTTAAAAGAGTTATTTAAGTATATACCTACTTTACGTAATAACGTTTCTTGAGTTGCTAAGTCACCAATAGGACTCTGTACTAAAGCTAAGAATACGCCATTAGATTTACCATCTACTTCTACTACTAGAGTGGATGTAAATTTATGTTTAGTTGCTTTACCTTCTCTAGGGAAACGGAGAGTAAGGTTAGCTAAATCCATAAGAGTACTTAAGTCTTCTACTTTACCTACCATACCTTCAGTAGTATTGATTGCTTTATATAGCTTACCAATATCTACAGATGTAGATATAGATGTGTCTTCATTTAAAAGCTTCTGTAGGTCATTTAAAGCGTCCTCTGAGAGGTTCTTAGACAGTGTTGTCATAAGTTTTCTCATGCTTTTACGAGCACTCTCTACAGCAGCAGTATCAGACTTCTCGTCTATTAAACCAAGGTTAGATGCTAAAGCATCTTTATAGTCATTATTGGTAGCAGGAGCTTTAATTACATTATGTGAGTTGCTGTCTACTAAGAACAGTCTATGAATAGCTTTATCACTTCCTGGATTGATTGTAGAATCTAATCTGATACGATCATTCACATCAACTGCATATCTGGCAAAGAAGTCATTATCTAACTTAGAAGTATCTTGACCAATATCATTATCAATAAAATCTAGTAGTCTCTTAACACTACGAATATGATCAGTTATTACAGCTTCTTGCTCTATACGCTTCATAGCCTGTACATTGTTATCAACGAAGTATCTTACACTCTCAGTAATTTCAGTATCATCTAAACCAGTAAGTTTAAAGTTGCCTAAATCACTTAGTGATTGGATGACTTGTTGGGCAGCAGCTACTCTAGTAGAAGGTTCTACTAATAACCTAACCAAGTATGGATTAAACTTAAATGGAGTTTCATTTAAAGTCTTAGCAGCATTTGTAACTTCTTTAGGCGGTACTCTATTCGCAGCTCTAGTAGTTTTGACACTGCCATAGGCAGCAGGTTGTAGAGCTTTGGTATCAGTTCGCGATTCACCTCTAAAAGCTTCTAGAATGTCTTTACCTGAAGGATCTTTTAACTGCTTCATCAGTTCTTCCCAAACAGCTTCGTTATCTACATTAAACTTAAAATATAAGTTTGTAGCTACACTCTTACTCGGTGTTGGTGCTCTTGTTGGATTCTGCAGAATTTGTTTAAGCTCTGCAACTGCACTATTAGGTACTTCAGAATAGGTTACTAAACCAAGGATGTTCAAGTAGTTTAGTGCTGCTACACCTAGAGCTGTATGCATAGCATCTTTATCTTCTACAAAAGATTCCTCAGAAAATTCGATATTACTCATTCTAGCAATATCTTTACCAATACTCATCGCAGCAGTACTTACAGGTAAGCCTACTGTCTTTAAGAATGCTTCAGCTTTACGTACATATTCAACAGGTACTTTTGCCAAACTCTTAGCACCAAAAACCTGCTCTACCGTACTTAAAGTAATGTCGGTAGTACTCTTAAGCATGAATTTAGCATAATCTAAAGCAGCAACTACTACATGTGCTGCAACTGTAGGATCTAATGTATCTTCTATAAGGTTAGTTTTTGGATTCTTCTCTCTAACACTCAAAAGATTAAGAATAGTATTTTGATTGATATAGTTTCTGTCACCAGATTCACTAACTACTTTATGATAAGTAGCCATGCCACCTTTCTTAATAGAAGCTTCAGATACTGAATTCATGACAGTTCTAATACCACTAGCCAATACCTTACGAAACTTTGATGTAGTATCCTCTGATAAACCATCAATACGGCTTGAAACACTACGATGAAATTTAGCTGCATTAGCTAATACAGAATGTATGTTACTACTTATACGTCGTACACCATCTTCGGCTTTTTCACGCATAGTCTTAATAATACTATCACTTTCAGGCTTAGCATTAACTATTTCAGTACTAATTGCTTTAGAAGCATTATTAATGTTTTGTTCTCTATCTTTAGCAGTTTTACCAAAACCATCACCAGTAGTTAAGTTTGTTGGAGTAACATCTTTAAATACTGAGGTAGGATTGGCTTCAGTTTCATCAGCCTTAGTATTATCTGTAGATTCTACACTCTCTACTTCACTCGGTTTATCTTCTACTGCTTTAGTATCCGATTCACTATCTGCTTTAGCTTGAGGTGTTTCAGCTCTAGTTACATCAACGTTTACTGGTTCAACTGGTTTAGTAGATTTAGTAGTAGTAGTAGTATCACTAGCAAGGCTATCAGAGCTTTTGGTAGCCTTTGTAGTTGCTTTAACTGGTTTATTTACATTAGTGACATTAACATCAACACTGGTTGAATTAGGAGCTTCTGTAGCCACTTTAGCTGGCTTAGTACTACTAGTACTACTAGTAGCAGAATTAACTGGACTAGGAGCTTTTACGGAAGCTTTAGTACTACCTTGTTTAGCTTTAGCTTCTTTAATACGGACAGCCAACTCTGTTTGCATATTTTCAATTGCTTGAGTAGTTTCTCTTACAGCATCGATAAAAACTGGTAAGTGATTTTTAGAATTGTTCTCAATACGCAGTTGTTTATTTGTCTGGAAACCTAACCAATTATCTAATTGGCTCTGTAAGTCTTCTAAACCAGTAACATCATTCTTAGCACTATATATTGCTGCATTACGTGCGTAATGACTTTGTAATCCAGGAAACTTAGAACTCTTACCATGTTGGATTTCATTACTAACTTCTTGTAGTTTTTTAATTCTATTTGTGTAGTATGAAGAAGGTTTGCCTCCTTTACTATTTGGATTAGCACCTAAAGTTTTAGATTCAGCTTCTAATTGAGCAATACCTTTATCAATAGTATCTACCACTTGTTGGATAGAGTCATCTGTAGCTACGACTGCAGGAACAGCTTCCTTAGTTACCGAAACAGTACGTAAATCTTTAATAGCTTTAGTATTGTCTTCTTCGCTAGTATTAGCTGTAGGATTCTCTACACGATGTAGAGCAGCTTCTTGAGCTAACTGCAGTGTTTCAGGTGTTAAGTCTTCTTCAGTGACCTTAGAAGCTTCTGCAGCTCTATTCTGCATAGTAGCTACAATATCATCCATATACTTACCTACAATTTCAGGAGCTACTTTAGATTTCTCTTGAGCATCTTTAATACTGAAGTCTAAGAGTCTTTGTAATTCTTTCTTCTGTTTAGGTGTAGCTGTATCTGATGCCTGTACTGCATCATTTAAGTCTTTTAAGTTAGTGACAGCACCGTTCAAACTTTGTACTACTTGTGAAAAGCTGTCCATCTTTTCTTTGAGTGTTGTTGGCTTATCATTAGTGATCTGATCTTCCATGAAACCTTGCCAATCTGTATGGAGGTTCTCAAGTTCCTTAATAGGGTTAAAGTCTTTATGATCTTCAGGGGCTAATGCACTATATTTGACATCAGGATATTCAGTACCTAACTTGTTTAGTTCTGGATCTTTAGTAAATGCTGTCATACGTTCAGTTGCATTACCGCTATCTAGAGCTTTTGTATTTACCCTATCAGCTTGCATTTCTACAGCTTTGTTAGCAGCAGCATTGATACCTGAATTGGCTAGATCTAATCCATTGCGTGTAGCAGAAATACCTCCAGCACCTAAAGCACCTTCAAGACCCTGTATATGTGCATTACGTATTTGCTCATCAGTTAAAGGTGCATCAGGATTTTTAGCTATGTCATTAAGAAGGCTTGCACCACTCTCAGCAGCGTACTCTCCAGTACCTGCCAGACCTACATCAGCTACACCTGCAGCAGCCTTACCTAGTACACCACCAGAAGCTAGTAATTTTAAACCTTTACCTGTAAGAGCATTTCCTACGATTTTGTCACCAAAAAAGTCTGTACCAGCACCAGCTAAAGATGCAACTACAGAAGCAGCCCTAGTTTTAGCTGGAACATCTATAGGTATATTTAGTACACCGTTCTCATCATTAAATGCAGCATTAGCTTGGTTTTCATCTAAAGCTTTTAAGTTATCTTTGATATTTTGACCAGCCATACCAGTTAAGAAAGTACCTGGAGCATATGCTGCCGCTAATCCAGAAGGTGCTGCTTGAGCCATAAACTTTAAAACATCTGAAGGGCGATCAGCAACTGTATCAGCTAAAGCCCCTAATGATGCTGCTACTGGACTATCAGGATTCTTAGCAAGATTACTTGCATAAGTATTACCTAAACGTCTGCCAGCTCTATAGCCTACTTCATCATTAGTAAGTACATCTTTTAAAGCGTTACCTGCATTAGTAGGTATATCCATAAGTGTATTAATAGGTGCAGCAACGGTATCAACAGCTGCTTTTACATAGGGGTTATTATCTACATAATCTACAGCAGATCTGCCTAAATCTTGTATAGAAGCACCAGCATCAATCATAGGTTCAGCAGTAGACTTCGTAACTCCTGCAAGATTTCTTAGAGAATCTTGTAAAAAATTGACAGCACTGTTGTCAGAACCATCTAACTTATCAGCAGCCCAATCTACTCCTTCACCTACTGCATTTAAGACACCACCATGTATTAAAGGAGCATTAGGTAGTATGTTGTCTCTAAGAGTTTGAGGAACATCTAAAATAGTTTTAAGTACATCACCAGTAGCTTTATTTAAGTAGTCTACTGTATCGCCTTCAGGTTTATATGCAGTTGCAGTAGGTTCAATACCTTCAGCCCGTTTCTGTTGCAAAGCTTCTTGTACTGAACTTAGTTTACTTACTAGTAGATTAGCATAAGCTTCACTATTTACTGAACCATCTAGAATACCTGTAGCTAACATGTAAAATTACCTTAAATTTGTTACTAATATTGTTATTAATATAACCTACTTTACCGAGCTATACTACCTTATTTGTTAGGGTACGTCGTTAGAGTTGCATTGTTTCCTAAAGCATTTAGAGTGTTAGCTGGATTAGGTTTAGTTTTCATATAATCACTTAAAGCTGTACGTACATTTGAAGCAGCTTTTGCTACACTTTCCTTATATGCTACACCTGGTTGATCTAAATCTGAAAAACCAGGTAAAAGGCTGTAGTTAGTTCCTGCCTTTTCCCTCATTTTATCAGCAGTGTCTGTATCAATTACTCCATTATCTGCTAAAGTATCAGTAAAGGTTCTGTATATATCACTATAGTCTCTATCTATACTAAATACCTTACCTTTGCGATCTTCAAAAATACCAGTATTAGCCAATCTTTGCTTAAAGTCATCTATGAACTTTTCATTTACTACCCTTGATAAGGTTGGATCTAAAACTACATTCTGTAATAAAGACGCAGCAATCTTAGATCCATTAGTTGCTTCGGGACTAGATCCAAACTCTTTAGCAGTATTTTCAAAATAGCTAGAAATTTCACTAGGATTCAGTACATGAGCTTTTTTAGCATTAAGCTGAGCATCTAAATCTGCACTTTGTTTTTTAGCTGCATCAGCTACATTATCTTGAAGTGTTTTAGCTTGTTGTGCAATTAAACTAGGTATACCAGATGCTTTAGTATTTTTCAGTAAAGCTGAAAAGTTGCTATCTACCCCTGCTTTGTTTGCATACTCAGTTATCTTTTGTACCCTTTCTGCAGCTCTAGGATCATTCACAGACATTCCTGTAATTTGCGTAAACGCTTCAGGATCAATACTAAAACCATAGTTACCATCACTACCTTTAGTATACGTTAAAGCATGTGCAATGTTATCTTTGAATACATTATTAGTGGCATTTACCACACTGTTAAATCCAGAAGTTAATTGGCCATTATTATTACTAGCCGCAGCTTCTACAGTACTAGGAATCTGCCCTGTATACTTTGTCAATTCACCAGATAATGTATTAGCTAGTAGTTGCTTTGCTCTAGGGGTGTAGCTACCAGTATTTATACCAGAACTTATGAAGTTCTTTACTTGCGCTGCCCTATCAGCTTTAGCAGCACCCAACGTATCCATAAATTGTGCAGCAGTTACGCCGTATTTAGTAGCAATATCATTTACTTTAGTTGGATCTTGAAGTACTAAATCATGATCAGCTTTACTTACTGTAACTGCATTACCATCTCCTGCAGGTATAGATAAATCACCTACTAGACCATTCTCAAAAACTTTACTACCATTTAGTATACTATTTTGAGCTAAACCAGCATCGTAAATATCTTTACTACGTTGATGATCTTCTGTCGAATACCTCATACGTTGTGATCTTTCTGTAGCTTCACCAGCTAATCTTGCCTGATCATTCTTCAATCTTGCTTCAGCATTACTTTGAGTATTCGCAGCATCTGTTCTACCAGCCGAATAAGTTTGATTCCACTGATCTTCTTTAGTAGAGGCATCATGTAACTTCATACTTAGATCTTCACGATGATCAAACCTATCCTGCATATCCTTATTGGTAGTATCGTACTGTTGATTAAGTAATCTCAAGTCGATAGGAGTAGTACCCCTATTTTCAGTATACTGATTAAGCATTTCACTTAATTGAGTAGGAGCAGAACTAGCTTGTGAAGCTCTTAAATTAGCAGCATCATTAGCATCAAATGTAGCTATACCTGGATCTGAATAAGCAGCCTGTACTTGATCGTTTCTAGTAATACCCTCTTGAGCTGCTTGCTTAATCCTACCTATAGCTGCATAAGTATTATCTTCCTTCTGCTTAGCTGCTTCATCTTTAAATACATTTACAACACTGTTTAGTCCTTGGCTAAACATGTTATTGGCAAGGTACATACCTTTAGAATCAAACTCAGGTGCTTTAACTTGTGTAAACGTTGGTACATACGCTGCCATATACTTATTCCTTAAACTCTTGCACTACTTAGTGCATGTTCCTGTACATATTTATCATTAAATGCATTTAAACTATTACCAGTTAAACCTTGAGCACCACCCCTTAAGTATCCTTGGATACCGTTAGTAGTATTAGCAATACGTCCTTGGTTATCTAAACCAATATTGGTATTAGCTTTAGCTGTATTATACTGATCTCGCATGATACTACCAAGTTCATGCCCATTCATAGCAGTCATTATACCGCCAATAGCAGAACCAAACTTAGAAAGACCATCCATTCCACCTAAAGAATCTAATAAACCTCCTAAACCAGAGCCAGAACCTGGAGTAGGATTACCACCACCACCAAAATCTAGTGAAGGATTAATCTTAGTGTCTGCACCAGTTACAGGGGTATTATCTGTACCAAAGTTGCTTGATACACCCATGTTCATAATGTATGGATTAGGTTTTTTAACAGGAGAACCTAAACTGTAATTAAGACCACTATCGTAAGGATTATCAGCCATATCGTGTTCCTTTATGCTATGTTATTTAAACTCAATTTACTATTGTAGTAATATGAAGGGTTTGTAGATACTTCAGCTAAATTACTATTTAAAGTTCTAGTATAAAACATATCAACTGTTTCTGACGGTTTAACTTTATTTCTTAATAAAACACCATTTCTGAAATCTTCTCTAACTAAATCAGTGAGTTGAGGTAATGCTTCCAATTTTGCAGCATTTTCATTATACTCTTCTGTAAGCTTATTAAGCTCAACAGTATACTGTTCCTTATCTTTTTTAAGTTTTTCTTGCAAACCTTGATTATAAACATCTATAGCTGCTTGTGAATATTTTAACATGTTGTCAATTAAACTACGATCATTAAGTACATCTTCCAAACTATTACCACTAGAAAAGTCGGAATCACTAAGGTAGTACATAGTGAGTGCAGTAGCGGCTAGTTGTACAAATTCATTGTCAGGAAATAACTTAATAGCAAGTTCTTTTATTGCCAATATAATAACTACATTTACTGCAAAATTTATAACAAGAGCAGATATACTGTAAGTTACTGTAGTAGTGGCTACTCCTGCTGCAGTTGTAGCTGTAGCAGTACCTACGACAGCTAAAGATTGCCCCATAGTAAACACAGCAAAAACTACTGCAATAACTTGAATAAGCGCAGCATGTTCTTGTACCCAAGTTAGGGCAACAACTTGAGCAGACATCATTATCAGAAATCCAGACTCTCTACTTAAATCTATTCTATCTAATGGGCCTAGAAGTAAGTAAGGTGCTCTCAATAGGGGTAAGATGAGTGGATCTGTACTATCTGTAGCAACTGTTGCAGAAGACTTGAATGTAAACATACCTATCTCTGTACCATGATAGGATGTGTCTGTAGCTACGTAAGTTTGTAGAGTAAAGTCTTCAACATATATAGATAAGTAGCTAGAATCATTTACGTACTTATTTATGTTTATACTATATTTACCATTATCATCAGTTCTTACTACATCAACAGTAGGGCTATCATGTAAACGCTGTAAGAACTCCGAGTCAGAAGTATTAGTAGTATACTTTGTAGAAGTTTTTATAGTAATAAACAAGTTTATACTTGATTCTGAAACTTTAATATAAGGGTTTATATATGTAATAACTTCTTCAAGAGTTGTACCACTTTCTTGATAACTATTTACATATGAAATTTCTTCTATAGGCTGAGTAGTGCCATAAGGAATTATGGAATCAAAAAATCCTGAGATATATTGTTTAGCTGCTACTGTATTTGAAAACAAATCTACACCTAACATTACTCCAGCAGCTTTTACATCTGGAGTATCGATATTTAAGATACTTTTTTTCAATGAATCGTAGTCAAACCCATAAAAATTGCTTAACTTTAGTGTACTGTTATATTCATCTGAGTCTGTTGCCGCATACCCACCTTCTCTTTTAATAATGATGATAGGGTAGCTTTCTAAATTAGTTGCTAAAAATCCAGAAGACTGGATATCAGGTAAGCGGTAGTAATAATAACCTAATTGGGTAGGTGGATTAAATGTAGGTGCAGATATAGCATCTATTTGAGTATCAGCTTGTGCTAAAGCATTTAATGCATTTTGTTTCTGATAGTTATACGTATAAGTTTTAGGTGTAGTACTAGGAAGTACTTCCGTGGCTATTGTCGGAAATTTGGTATCTGCATCAGAGGCATTTAGAGCATTTAGTAGATTATCATATCCTACATAAGTTTTTACTACACTACCCTTAGAGTTTACTACAGTGAACGTTACACTATTTTTAATATCATTTACTGAATTGGTATAATCAATAGTGTCTTGAGAATATATATCCATTGCTGCTACATAAGATGCAGAGTATGCGTAAGTTTCACTTGTCTGCTGACTCATCGCATATGCATAAGCTTTTTCAAGATTACGTGCAGGAGATTTCTGAATTGTAAGTATTAATTCATCTACAACACTTCTATTACCAAGTAGAGCTGATATTGCTGTCTGTTTTACTATAGGCATATCTAACTTTATAGAATAAAGTCTGCTAAAACTAGCAGATGCAACTACAATTTCAGAACCTCTAAATGCACTATCTAAAACATCTTTAATACCTAATGCATTAGAAACACTTGTAATAGCACTTCCTATGGCATCTATGATTGCACTCATATCAACTACTCAAGTTATAGATAATTAGTAAGGTAGTTTACTTTGAGTACTGTTGAAAGCATCTGAAATACTTTGACCAGTAGAGACATCATTACTTAAAGACATACGCATACTCAAAATATCAGACAATACTTTAGCTGAATCTACTTTAGATTTATCAGCAAAGCCTTTTGCTTGAGCACTGTATAGTGCTATCTGCTGGTCAGCTACGTCTAGAGACTTCCGTTCACTTGCTATTTTTGCGTCTAGTAAATCACCTTGTTTAGGTAATAAAGCTGTTTCAGCATCTGTCTTACCAATTTCAGCACCTTTTAAATCGATATCTTTATAAGCCTCTAATACTTGTGCATCTAATAAAGCACCTTGTTTAGGTACATTTAAAGTTTCAGCATCTATTTTAGCAATCTCGGCTTCTACTTGTAATTTTTGAGCACCAAGTAAAGCTACTTGAGCATCACTAGTAGCTTTTTGTGAAGCATATTGTACTGACTGAGCAATAGCACTCTGCATAGCTCCTAAGTATACAGTAGCATATTCTGTACCTGTAATACGTCCAGAACTGAATTCACCTTTTACATAAGCATTAATACTAGTCATCAATTCAGTAAAAAATCCAGAGGTATTTGCTACTGGATCATTATCTACAATAGCTTTAAAATCATCTGTATTTATCGTAATTGGCATAGTATTTCCTAAATCTTATGTAAAAAGCACCTCCTCAGCAGGAGGTGAAAAGGTATGTTACTTTATTATTAATTAATCAATAGCATGTCGAGCACGTTGATCAGCAGCTAATTGCTCCAATTCTTTCTGAGTAAGTGGAGGCATAACTTCAATAGCATATGCTTTAGCTAGATAAGGTTCTTTGATATCTATACCCTTATCTGACTTAATTGTGCGGAACAATTGAATCTCTTTGTCTTTAAGGGCAAGATAGATAATGTAAGGAATGTGATAACCTTCAGTGGTATCATATTTAACATACTTTTTAGCTTCAAGTACAGAGTTGGATACAGTGATAATCTCACCAGGCCATTCTTTCTTAGCTGGATCATTACAATGGATGTTGACACGTACTAGAGCCATCATATCTTCACGAATTTTCATACGTTGTTGATGCTCTGTAAGTGCATCAGAAGCTTCCTCTACTTCTTCAGAATCACCGTTAATAGCATCATTAACCATTTTACGTAACTTCTCTAAACCTACTTTGTGGTGGTAGTTAATACCTAGTTGGTCAGCTCTAGCTTTAAGCATAGTAAGCTCATCCAGTGTACTCTCTTCTTGTACATCATTTAGCATTTCATCAGACATATTCTTGTACCTTTAAATTAATTTATTATATTAATAAGAATTGATAAGTAGAGGGTTACCCCTCTACTTAATTAGCTCAATTAAACTGGAGCTACAGTTTTAACAAGACCAATCCATTCTGGACGTAAAGCCATAAAGCCGTAGTACCATTTAATAGAGTGGAAACCAACTTCACCGTAAGGATCTTGAGTAGTGATATTATCACTTGGTTTTCTATGCTTAATCACAAACTTAACAGTCTTACCATCAGTTTGGAAACCAATAGCAGTAAATGAACCAGAACCAACAGTTAACATTGGGAACACATCATATTTACCAGAAGTAGTTTGGTAACCTAAATTAGCAGAAGTAGCTGATGCACCAGCACCTGCCCATTTAGCCATGTCTAAGTTAACAATAATACGGAACTGATCAATAGTACCATATTCATGAGGAAGAATCGCACCAGCAGCAGCATAACGCTGTACAGGAATAAATGCTTGATTACCAAACAGATCTTTCATTCCACGGATTGTAGGGATCAGCTCAGTACCAACGAATAGACTACGTGCACTAGGAATAGTTGCAGTATCAAACATTGTTGAACCTTTCATGTATGTAGTCTGCTTAGGACAACGGTTGTTATCTAAAGTAATACCTAACTTCATTAAGTCAGTATAAGAAACTACAGAAGGCGTAGCACCTTCACCTGTAATAGTAGCGTTTGAAGTAGCTACACCAGCATAACGAACTACACCAGCAGCATTTAACAAGTCGATCTGTAAAGCAGCTTCAGTCATGTAGTTAGCACCACGTAAAGCTTCACGAGTAACATGCATTTCCAATTCTGCATCAGTGTCAAAGTCTAAAGACTCTTGAGTGTACTCATCAAAGAAACCAAACTTATTAAAAGAGCCTTGCAATTCTAAACGTTTGAAACCAACACGGTTTACACGTCCACCAGTTTCAGACAATGCAGGTAACTTACCTGAGATAGTACCGATGTCTTTAGATGAACCATATAAGTTACCGTTCGCAATAGTAGCACCGTTAGCATCAAGACCTTGGTCGTTTACGTTACGATCATCTAGTAAAGGTAGATAGTGGTATTGTTTAATTGTTTTACCAAAGTTCTTAGGCATAGAGCGCACATCAGCCAATGGCATAAAGTGCTGATCTTTGACAAGATCAATAAGAGCTTTCTTATAGTAATACTGTTGCTGGATCTGAGTAGCACCAGTACCGTTAATCGTGGCATTATCGCCTGTACCAAAAATTTGAGCCATAATAATATTCCTTCAACCTAAATAGACTTAAACTGTCTTAAACAAATCAGCTTTAGCATACTTCTCAAACTCTTCATCTGACATAGATAAAAAATCTGGAACTGCCTGACTTTTTGTAGAAGACATACTTTTTGTAGGAGCTAGGGCCTGCTTTTTAGCATTCCGTTGTTGTTCTTTAACATTATCCATAGGTGTCTTATTTTGAGTTTGTTGAGCTTTGTTGTACATTTCTAACATGTACTTAGCGGTAAGCTCATATAACTGTAAATCAGATACTCCTGCAGGAGTTCTTCCTAACATTCTTTGCTTTTCAATTTCAGCTGCAATTGCGTCATAAGCACCTGATTCCATATGAGCATTAATGTCACGAAGTAGTCTTGGATTGGCAGCAATGGTAGCTTTGCTTGCAGCATCCCACCTATTTCCTACAATATCTGCAGTACGTGTAAATGCTGGTGATTCACGTAATTCCGTAATTACTTCGTCTAACTCAAGTTGTGAGTCATTTACGCGGTAATCATTGGGCATATACTTAGAGTCTGTTTCAGCATCTAGGGAGTATGCATCTAACTGATTATCAGCTACCAGCTTCTTAATTGCTTCAGGTTTACCTTGAGCAACTTCAATAAGCATATTAAGTTTAGCTTCATCTAATAGTCCGTTATCCCCTAGCATCTTCACAATACGTAAGTTAGGTTTTAATTCCTGCATACGTTTGTTGTAATTTGCACCCATTTGCATAAGCGATACAGCGTCCTCAACGCTATCCACTTGCACAGTCTTACCATTAGCTTTAAACGGTGCTAGTAACCGTTCATAAGCTGCTTTGTAGTCTACAGTTTCTGGTTCAGAAACATCTTTGACATCTTTGGTAGAGACATCTTTTTGCTGAGATTCGCCAGATACTTCCTGTCCGTCAACTGGATTGGTATCTGTAGTTTGCTCTGCTTCACCCTCAGTTTCAGAAGTACTAGCTTCAGAAGCTTCTGTAGAGCCTTCTACAGTATTATCTTCTTTAGGTGTACTATCTGCTTCATCAGAATTCGTTGTATCGCTAGAAGACTCTTTTAAGTCTTCTAGATCCATTGCTAGAATGTCTTCATCAGACATTCCTAAATAGTTAACTTCATCACTCATACATCTTCACCATTCAGAATCTCATGCTGCATATCTTGCATATCTTGAATAGCTTGTTGAGCTTGTTGAGCTTGACCCATAACTCTGCGGAAATAAGTTCGCAGCAATCCAATAGCAGTAATTTGATTATCAACATCTTTCATGGCTTCAACATCAAGTACACTATCACCTTTAAGGTATACTAAACGTAATGCTTCATCTTTAAAGTAACCATCTGCAAGTACTTTAATAAAGTCTTGGTTTGCATAAAGTCGTTGTAATGCTAATCCTGCGGCTACTACTTCTTTTGCTTGCTCTAATGAGATTTCAATTTCAGCTAGTTGAGCTTCTTGGTTTAATTCAGTCATTTCTATTTACCTTTAGTTATGGGTACGCCTACCCTAGTTATTTTGCGTCTTCTTTAGGCATTGCTTTTTCTTTATGAAATTCAAGCAATGCTTTTGCTGCATGTTCATCAATGTTTTGTTGATGATTTTGTGCAGCTAATTCCTGAGTCTGTTGATGATCAACACCTGTAGATTTATTTACAAAATCTAAGTCAGTCATATCTGCATCACTACTCATCTTACGAGCCTGAGCCTGTGCTACACCTGCTTTAGCTAATTTCAATTGAGCATCAACTTGTCTATCTTGACCCTTAGCCTGTTCATTTACAACCTCTGCTTGTAACATCTGTAACTGCAATTGTTGCATCTGTTGTTGCATAGGATCTGGAGCAGGGGGTTGATAGTCTTTAAGTCTCTTAGCTAATTCAGGCATCTTACGAAGCTTAGCAATATCAGACATAATCATCATAGTTACATCCATTGGTACACTATTACCTAATGTCTGTAGCATAAACGCTAATTCCTGAGCTTTTTCATTATCTGTCTCTGCAGTACTAATTGTCAAGCGTAAGTCAATATTACCTGCTAAATCATCTCTCTTAACTGGAACAAATTCATCATTTGTAATTCTAACTACTTCAGTATCAGATAAAAATTCAGCATTCATTGAAATGAATTTACGACCTATTTGAATAATACCGTCAGCTAATCTGCGAAGAATACCTAGTTCACGCTTAGAAGCTGCATCTAAAGCTCCTCTAACACCTGTAGCTGTATTACCTAAACCTTGACCACCAATGCCTGTATTATAAGCTTTAACGCCTGTAATAGACTCAGCTTCATTATTCATATACTGAATCATCATCATAGCTGATTGAGGAATTTCAGGATATCTATGCATATATATTG